GTAAAAAGGTATCGGAGCGGACCACGGTGACTAAAAAGGTCCGCCGCATCGCGGAGTGGGACCGCACCCTGTTCAACACCGCTTGCATGCTCAACAAGCCCACCAAACTGGCCCTGACATTTGCGGATTATGTGGACCCGGACCTATACGCCGTGGACAGCATTCAGCGCGTGGTCCAATCCGCGCCCCTTGGCCTGTTCCTCCAGCAATCCGGTATCATGGACTACATCCGGAATAACGAATGCAGCCTTGCCTTTGTTGGTACCGGGCCGGATACGGTAGTCAACACGCAGGAGGTGTTCTGATGGCAAGGGTCAAATATGTGGAGGTTATGCTCGGTGAGAATGGCAAAATGCCGTTTCGCAAGTACGCTGGCGATGCCGGGCATGACCTTTATGTCAGCAATGAGGCCGTGATACCGCCGCACACCACCATGGATGTGCACACCAACATCCGCATTAAAATGCCCCCGTTCATTTTTGCCCGTATCATCGGCAGGTCATCCACGCTGCGTAAGCACGGCCTGATGGTCAATGAGGGTATCATAGACAACGGGTATACAGGTGAACTGTTTATCAGCGTCCATAACATGACCAACCAGCCTTTCCATGTCACGCCCGGTATGCGATTGGCACAGGTCATCTTCCACTTGATTGAGGACATCCGCTGGTCACAGGTGGAGGACATCCCGGAAAGCCATAATGAGCGGAATGATAGCGGCTTCGGCTCAACTGGAGTGTAAAATGGAAGAGTTAAGAGTGAGTGACCTTAAGGATTGCAGCGGCAAGACCATCTTTGAAACTGGCGCGGTCCGCAATGTGAACGGTGATAAAGGCAGGTGTGACCTGCTGCCTATGGCCGCTTTGCTGCGCGTGTCGCACCACATGGAAGACGCGCTCACCCAGTCCGGCTACCCGGAGCGGAATTGGGAGGAGGGCATGCCCATGCACTATATGCTGGACAGCGCCATCCGCCACCTGTTCAAATACATGGATGGCCGCACGGATGAGGACCACCTTGCGGCTGCTGCCACCAACCTGCTGATGGCCATGTGGACGGAGGAAAAGCACCCGGACCTGCAGGATATCCCGGCCCGGAAAGAGGCCCAGCAGCGGCTTAATGAGTAAACTGGAATATGAGGGTGTTGTGGTGCCTGTCCTCCGGTACCTCAACGCCCTCCCCCGGTCCAAGGCCATCAATACTCACGGGAGTGTCTTCTTTGAGCGCGGGACACCCGACGTGTTAGGGAGTATATCAGGCCGCATGGTGGCGTTTGAGGCCAAGAGAGATACCAAGGAAAGGCCACGACAAATACAGCGATGGCGGCTGTCGCAATGGGCCGCTGCCGGAGCGGTCACCGGGGTGGTCACATCGGTGGAGGATGTGAAGCGAATACTCGCGGAACACGGCTTGATATAAAATAAGAGGACCACCCGTAATAGGTGGTCCTCTTATTTATGTCCGTTATTCTATCTTTCCAGCGTTGGTGGTTGCCCGTCAGGCGGTTGCTCGGGCTCGGGGGGGCGGTTCGCGTCCACCAGGCCTTCGCCGATGATGTAGGCGATCATGGTAGACCCAGCGGTGATGAGCGCGGTCACACGGACTACCGTTTCCTCGTCCACGCTGAAAAACGCCAGCACAGCCACGATAAAGCCTGCGATGGCTGCCCAGAGTTTACGGCTTGTGAGTTTCTGCTTCCAGTTGATTTTTTCCATTCTTCAATCCTCTCTGCCCTTGTGGGCTTCCGTTTCAAAGGAATCATCGTTTCGCTAAATAATCATTGAATTTGTCTCGGGCGGGCAGGATGTTGCATTCGCCATCTGCCAGCGCGTTCATGATGGATTGGATTCCGGACAAGATGGCGGCAGTATCGCTTGACTGCTTATCCTGGCTGTCTTTGATTTCGGCGATGTCCTCTTTGATTCCGCTCATCTCGTCCTTGAGTGCTTTGATGCTTGCTCGGTTTTCGCTCACCTGCTCTAATCGCTCCTTGCTCTGATTTGTCCTGATCGCCAGCCGCCACAGAGCGGTAAAGATAACAACGAGGACGCCGATTAGCCACCACAAATCCTTGGGGTTCGCCCAGTCCACACCCTCACCCCCTCAAGAATCCGGATGCGCCGTCAATCAGGCCGTTAAGCCACGCCTTTGGCACAAGCACCATCTCCACGTCATCGTTGACCGGCGGGCCGTTCTCGTCCGCGAGCGCGTTGTCAAGCGCGTTTTGGTCCTCAAGCGACCAGATGCCGGTCACGGGCAGGCCCTCGTCGGCCTGGAACTTTCGCACCCCCGCCGCTGTGGCCGGGCCAAATTTACCGTCAGCCTTTGTGTTCTTGCCCACGTCATAGCCCAGCGCCATCAGGCCAAGCTGCAGCTGCTTAACAGCCTCGCCAATGCTCCCCTGTCTCAGTGTCGTGTCCATGTAGTCATCCTCATCTTTCTGCGCCCAGAACGGGCTAAGCGTCGCCCAATGGCTCCACCTGCTCCTGTTTAACGGCTTGTCCGATACACCCTTGTACTGCCCGCCCGCCTGCACAACACGCCCTGCGCCGTCATACAGGCCAGTGTGCGCCATCGTGAGTTTTGTGGCGGTCTTGTCCTGGTTGAACAGGAAGGCCACCTTGTCCATCGGCAGCGTGTCGATGGTGCCGGTCTGGTCAAAGTATCCATATCGTTCAGGCGTGCCGGTCTCTGTGCCCCTATTCCACTGGGTCGTCGCTCCATGGTACAGGTCGAGGCCGATTTGCGCCGCCGCGCGCTTGGTCAGTCCGCTGCAATCAAAACTATCCGGGCCGCTTTTGCGGAAAACGTAGGGCTTGCCCACCTGCAGCCGGGCGAATCTGATTATTTTGCTCACACGATAACCTCCCTCCAAATGCTGTCAAACACGCCAGCCGCCCCAGGCTCCCACGTGTTATTGTCGACCATACTCAGCCAGGTCTTGCCACCGTGCGTCACCTGTGTATCTTTGGCATAACTCTGTCCCGTCACCCATGCCGGGATTTCCTCCTCTGCGCTGATTCGGGTGTACAGCGCAGCCGTATCAGTCCCGGGCGGGTAGTGGTCTTGCTTAGTGTGCGTTTGCTTGACCCGGTACAGGCCCCCTTCATAGCGCAGCCTCACGCCATCCCTGATCTCGCCCTCCAGGGCCTCCCAGTCGGGGTACAGGTCCGGGTGCTCCAGCGCCAATTCATCCGGCAGCTTCACCGCCAAGTCCGCCAGCGTGTCCGCCAGCGCCTGCGCTTTCGGCGGCTTGTACAGCGTTACATAGTGTTCTAATACCTCAGTAAAGCCTTCAAGCCCCTCCCTCTCTTTCAGGGCTTCAATTTCCTCCGCCGTGACACCGCCCTCGATCATGATTTTCGCGGTGTCCACCCGCTCCCCCTCCACCGTTCTGGGTTCGTGAAAGATTGTTTTAATTTCCATATCTCCTCCTTATGCGTAGGCAACCCTGACCCAAGCACCGTTTGTCTTGATATAGATGGCTGAGCCGATTGATGAACTTGTGGACCCCTTAAGTACGATGTTTCCATAGATAGCTGCACCTGTCATTTCTGTATCGGTTTGAAGAAATATGCCAAGATAGTAGGTCGTTCCTTGGGTGAGGGCACTATTTGCCGTCAACGTAATTTCCCGGTCTGCACCAGAAACACTCGCTTCAACCGTGCCAGATGCCCTTAAAGTCCCTGTAAGCGAATTTCTTAACTCCACCCTGTATGAGGTCGTGCCGCTTGATAAAGACCCGGTACCGGGCAGTTGTTTAGTTGTGTGGAGTTTGAAGGTCAATGTCTTTGTTGCTGCCGGGCATGAAAACGATGCATGCACGCCATATTTTGTCGATGCAGAACCGATTCCGTTTCCTATCCTTCGGTAGTTGGTGACAGGTTGGACATTCCAGTTTCGGTTCACACCAAAAGAAGTGCTTTGCCCGGTAGATCCAAACGATAAGTTTGTATCGCTCCAGGTTGTGCCTACAGCGCCGTTAAACAGGATGTACATATCTCCATCAACGCCCAAGCTGCTGACAGGTATCGAACTCCCCCTCCAGGTCTGCTGGCGCGTAACGCCAGTGCCCCCGTTATCAACTCCCAGAACGAATGAACCATCAAGGTTAGTTGCTTTTAGCGCGCCATCCATAGATACGGAGAACGGAGCAACGGTTGGCGATGTGGCTCCCGCCCATAACATATAGCCGTTCGCTTCGTTATTACTAATACCAATTGCTTTTGCGCTACTCCCCGCTCGGACGTTAAAATCCGCCCCTGCGTTGATTGACACGCTCCCGCCTGTGGACATTTCAATGCTGTCGTTGGCGATGTCGATGTAACTGGTCTTTACGCCGCTTGCGGGGTCTTCTGGAGCGGGGCTAAACGACGTTCCCTTATTTCCTTCTTCGATTTGTACCTCGTCGATTCTGATGCCTGCTGCGACATCCGCCAAGTTGATACCGATAGTAATCCCACCGGTGTTAGCAGTGGCCGTGAATTTATGCTCTATTCTCATCCAACCGCCTGCCGGCATGACCACACCAGGCGAGAAGGCTGTCGACGAAAGTGACCATGCGTGTACACTGTATTTCCAGAACGATAAAACGTATTCCTGCCCTACCACAAGTGGTTTTGTCAGGTTACTGAAAGAAAAATATCCGCTCCCGCTTACTTGGGTGCTTGGTTTCTGTATCAATAGCCCACGCCCCGTATAATTGACACCAGAGCTAAATGATATTTCTGTCCCCGCTGGGCTTGGCGACCACAACATGCGGTCGTCATCAAAGCCACCGTTTCGGACAAGGTTCGTGCCGCCAACTTTGATGTTGCTAACCGTCAGTTTGATGCTTTCGTTTGCGGAGAGGTCTATCGTACTCGCTTTGGCGTCAATTCTTCCGTCAGCGAACGCTGTGATATTTTGTGCGCCGAGCATCAGGTCGTTGGCTGTTGTCAGGTTGATTTTACCGCCGGATTCAACATTGATTTCGCCGCCGGACTTTACATCTATGTCCGCACCTGTTTGCACCTCAAGCAGGCTGCCTGAGGTTAATTTTACTTTGCCGGTGGACGAAACACTCAGGCCGGTGCTGTCCATGTTGATGACGTTATCTGTTCCGCTGAGGTTTTTGATGTTGAGGTTGCCGCCAGCCAACAGGTTGAGGTCGCCGCCTGCCTCGATGTTCAGTTTGCCGCCTGTTTTCACATCCATCCCGGAGGAATCCATCTCGATGATGTTCTCGGTATCGCCCAGATTCTTGATGGCCAGCTTCCCGCCGGACAACAGCGTTAATGTCCCGGTGGAGGCCACGATCATCCCCGTGTCATCCACGTCAATAACCGACGTATGCACGGCCCCCGCGGGCACAATCTCCCACACCACAGGGCTGACGCCTGTACACCGTTTCAACTGGTCGGCCGTGGTGTCCTGCCACAGCATGCCGACCCACGGCGCAGACGGAGCCGTAGCCTGCCGCCACAGCAACCGCTGGGACACGCTCATGACGGCGTTGTCGGTCAGGGAATCGCCGTCTATCTTGACTTCGGTAGCGGTTACTGCGCCCGTTGCCGGGTTGATGCTGACGCGGTAGTATTTCCCGTCCGTGTCACGGATAACCAGTTTGCCGACAATGGCGGATTCGAGGTTGGCATCCGTCACGATCAGGCGGCCGATAATCAGGCGGTCTCCGATGCCGTCAGTGATAATGGCCGTCCCAGCGTTGAGGTCCTTGATCTTCGCGTAGTCGATGCCCGCGTTTGCGATCTTCGCGTTTGTGATCTCAGCGTCCTTGATCTTCGCCGTTGTGATCGCCGCGTCCTTAATTTTCGCAGTCGAAATACTTGCGTCATCAATATGCGCGGTCCCGATGGCCGCAATGCCGATCTGCGCGCGCTTGATGGTGCCGTCAATGGCCGCCGCGTTGATCTTGCCGTCCGGTGTAAAGATACGCGGCTTGCTGCTGTGTGTACCTGCCTGCGCGTCGTTTTTGAGCGCGTTCCCGCTGGTCATGTCAAAGCCCGGCCCGAAGGTCAGATTGTTTTTCGCGATAATGACCGACTGGTCCTTGCCGTCAAGGTCAGTCACCTCGACACAGTCGCCTGCCGTGAGCGTCGGGTCGCCCTGCCAGTCAATGGACGCGCCGATGAAAGATAGGCCCAGTAAGGCCGATGTCATAGGCGTTTTTAATCCCTCGTACTTGCCCGGTACCAGCAAAGGGTTATCTGTGCTGTGGCTGTTGAGCGCCGTGTCATCAAGGCCCGCGTTGATCGCTACACGCACCGGCTCGATAGCCGCGCTGTCTTCGGTCGCCTCCCGGCCCTCAAAGATGATGGCGTTAAGCGCAAAGGTCTCGGCCTGTCTGGTGAGGCGCATATACCTGTCCGGCCCGATCTCATAATTAGGCGTATCGTCAAGCGTGACAAACTCTAATTGCCCGTTTCGGTCAATCCGCGCGAACCCGCCCGCCGCCTCGGCGATGTACGCCAGCGCGTCCCGGCAGCTGATGTCGCCCGGCCAATCAGGCCTTTCCGTGATGGTAACGGCTGAGTTCAAAAATGCACCCGTTTTGCGCGTAAAACCGCTCTGAAAACAGGCCAGGTCGGCCATAGCAGCCAATGTCATCGGGTAGGCCAGGTCGTCTATAAACACGCCTAAAGCCTTGTTTCCGAGGTAGTCCATGCCCTTGAACGTGATCAGGGTTTCCTGCTCCTGCCCGATCGCGTCCTCAAGGATGTAAGTGCCCAGGTTTTCCCACAGCCAGGCCGCGCCGTCCCATGCGCCGATCTCCAGCTCTACCTTCGCGCCCTCGATACTGTGGTTGCCCCGGATGCTCCCGCCCTGCTCCCATTCGCCGTTACGGTTGTCCAGCTTCAGCGTCAAGGTACTCGCGCCCGCCGTGCCCAGCGGCAGGTGCTCGCCCGCGTCCTCATCGATCTGGATACTCGAGATCATTGCCGCCGTCAGGCTCTGCTGCGCGAGATCAGGGTAAGTAATGAGCCCCCGCGCTGAGAGTGTGCGCGAGGGCTCTGCCATGAGGGTGCGAAATTCCGGTGTCGTGTTGTACATGCGCCCTCCTTATTGTTCTATAAAGTTCATTTTCAGCCCGTCCCAGACCGGCACACCGCCCACGACCCTGTGGACAGGCGCCGTCCGGTCGCCCACGTAGCAGGTGATGCTCTTGGTCGCGCCCGTCTGCGGGTCCGGGTAAGTCACCGTGAAAAACACGCTCGTCACCGCCGACAGCAGCGTGGACATCTGCGCGTTGGTCAATAGACCCCACTCGCATTCGATCTTGCGCTTGACGGCCGCCCGGTCGATCAGGATCGTGCCCTCAGCGTTCCGGTCGGCGGTCTTGCTGACGTCGTAGATGCCCACGGACATCTTTTTTGGTGTTCTGATGTCTGTACCGTTTACTTTCAACATGTTAAAACTCCAGCAGCATGGTGCCCGCCGCGCGCGTCGCCTGGTTGATGCCCTTAATGGCGACGCGGCCCAGCACCTGGCCGTCCACGTTCAGGTTGATGTTGAGCGCGTCCATCACGCTCTGCACGCCTCTTGCGATGCCCGTTTCGATCGCGCCCGAGATGCCCGCGCCCGCCTCAAGGCTCACGCTACCGCTTGCAATGCTCAGCGGTGACGCGTCCAGCGCGCTGGCGTCGATCGCCATGCCGTCTATGGCTGCGTTTGCAAGCCTTTCGCTGATGCTGGACACGTCGGGGATGCCGGATGCCAGCGAGTTAACAAGGCCCGCAACGCTCATTTCGCCGATCCACGCGAAAACCTTGGATGGGCTGGAAATTTGCAACGTGTTGCCTGCACCGATCTTCAATGCAGAGGCCATTGTGGCACCTGCCGCCTTGATGGATGATATTTTATTGTTGACACCTTTGATAACGCCGTCAGCGGCATGTTCGCCAACGGATGTTGTGTCAACGCTCCCCGCGCCCGTCTTGACGGCTTCAGCAATGTCTTTCCCTGCTTCTTTTGCGTCAGGCGCTTTTTCTTTCAATCCGCGCACCAGGTCGGCCATGGCCTTCTCGCCGCCCGCTTCGAGCTTCTGAGCGAGTTGTTCGAGGCCTTCTTTCGTTGGGTTAAGAAACAACATGTTCATGTCGTTCATGTCGAGTTTTCCGGCCATCATGGCCAAACCCAGCTTCATCATGGCGTCTTGCCCAACGGTTTCCATGATCTCGGAGAACTCAATCCCACCCTCCGAAAGAATACGCATCATTTCTCCGCCAGGTCCGACATTGGTCATAAACGGCACAATCATTTCAAGGGCCGCCCGCTGTGCTTCTTCGGTCAGCGAACTGTAATCTATACCTTCGAAAACTTTATCAATTTGGTCCCTGTATCCGATTAACTCAGAAATGCTCAGCTTGCCACTTGCTATGGCTTTTGATAGTTCCGGCATAAACGTCTTCGCTGCGTTGATCGCCGCGCCGCTTTTCAGCTCGACAACGTCTGCCTCTATTGCGTCTCCCAGCTCCTTGACGGCCGCATGTACGAGCGCTGGGTCGTCCCCATCGGCAAGCCCATTCCAAAGCGTGTTAGCGAGTATTTCCCCGTTCTCTCTGATCCTGGTTTCTTCACTTGCGACATAATCGGCCTGCGCCGTAATCAGGTTATCAATGCTCTCTTTGCTTAATCCGTCAGCTGTGGCTAACGTTTTCGCCCACAAGGCGCGGTCGGTCAGCCCGCCATTTGCCAGCATTTCAGCCGCATCTCTTTGTGTGTTAAGGTTCTCTTGGATCGCGGACATAATCTCAGGCGTCATGCCCACGCTCAGGGCCTCCGCGAACAGGCGCTCAATCTCAGCGTCAGCGGTTTCCAGGTTTTCTTTTGCTGCATCAAAGAGGTTACTAAAAGCCGCTTCCGTGGCGCTGCCGCTGTAATCATCTCCTAAAGCGGCTTTCCCTCTCGCGGTAAGCTCTATTTCAACCTCAGCAATCAAGGTTCCCGCCGCATCAGCCTGCGCCTGTACGGCTTCCTGATAGCTCTCTAATTGCTCAGGCGTCAGCGCCTTTTCAGTCCAGTTAATGGTTCCGATTTGTGCGGTAATACCAGCCGTCGCTATACCAAACTCAGCGACCTTCTCTGTGATCATCGCATCTATATCGGTCTTTTGAGCCTTCGCGCCGTCCTTTGTGATATATCCTGCCTTTAAGTCCGCGTCTACTTCCGCATACATCTCCGCTTTGAGCGCGTTCCAGCCCTGGACAACTTTTTTGGCATCTGCATCAAGCGTGGCTATGATAGCCGTTTTTTCTTTATCATCGACCTTGCCGTCTTCAAGCGCCGCGTCTACCTGCGCCGTAACCGTGGTGACCAGGTTTTCAGCCAGATTATCCAGGCTGGCCAGGCGCTCCTCAAGCAGCGTTCTGCGCCTGTTATACTCAGTCAGGTCAATATTACCGTCCACAAGCAATGCGTCCAGATAGGCTAAAACATCTACTCTGACTTCCCCGCCAGACGCTTTCAGCCGCTTCTTCAGGTCGGCCAGTTCGCGCGTGAAGTTTTCATAGCCTGTGCGCATGGTCAGCAGTTGCAGCGTCATGGTCACCTTTTTGGTGTACTCTACCGCCGCCGCGTAGCGCTGCAAGGCTCTGTCGGTTTCTTCGCTCAGCCCTTCAACAGCGTCCAGCATATCCGTGGTCTTGGTGCGAAGGTTATTTGATATTATGGTCGCGGCCTCTTCCAGGCTGATTTCGATTGTGCCGAACGCCTCTGCAAGCCTGGCTTCCCGGATTTGGTCGGCGTAGCGTACAAGCGCCGTGATGCCCGCGCCCAATACTCCGACAACCAGCCCGACGGCCGGGTTGCCGGTCAGTTTGAACGCGATGAATCCAGCGCTCAGGCCCGCCAGCGCGGGAACGACCAGGTCAGCCGCTTCGCGTATCTTGTCGGCCAATTCCCTGACCTTCTTGTTCACGGCTTCGAGGTCGTCAAGAAAACTGCCATCGTCCAGCTCGGGCAAGGTGACGTCATCAATACCGCCACCACCGCCACCACCACCACCACCTTTTGCCGCTTCCTCGGTGATCTTGTTGATCTCGTCAAAGGCTTTCAGGCCGACGCTCGCGTCCTTCGCGGCTTTCTTCGCGGCCCCGCCTGCTTTTTTATACGCGTCTGCCGTGTCGGTCAGCTTGCTCGCAAGGTTTTCGGTCGCCGTCGCGCCTTTTTTCGTCGTGAGTTCTGCCGCGATGTTTCGCTTGCCCAGCCCGCCCAGCCCGCCCATCAGGTAGGCTATGGCCTGCGCCGCCGTTAATGCCGCGCTTGCTAACCGTGACAGCGTGGGCATGATCGCCGCCTGGATGGTCTGCGCGGCTCTTCCAAGCGCTACTTTGGCCTGATCGACGGTGTTTGACAGTACCCTCAGCTGGTTCGCCGGGCTATCGATGGTTCGGGCAAGGTCGCCCTGCGCTGACGTTGTTTGCGCCATGATAGCCGCGTACCGGGCCAGCACCTTTTCTTGTTGTGTCAGCTCCCCGGTCGTGTTCTGGATGCCCGCCGCCTGCGCGTACTGTTTGAGCGTGTGATCATCGATCAGGATGCCGATCTGCTTCAGGGGCATAGCCATGCCGGTCATACCACTTTGCAGCTTGGCGTACATGTCCGCGCTGGACATGTTGTAGAAGCTCGCCATGTCTTCTGACAGTTCGGTCAGCGCAACGGCCATGTCATAAGCCTGCGTCTCACCGATGCCCATGCTTTTCAACATGACGTTCATGGTTCCCGCGTTTTTGCGCAGTTCAAAAGCGTTCAGCCCGAGCGTATCCCTCAGCCTGTCGGACCAGTCACGGGCCGCGCCGGACATGCTCCGCATGGATTCGCTGAACAGGTTTTCACTCTCGACAACCTCATTCGCCATAGCAAGCGAATCCTTGCCCACATTGACCAAAGCCCGCCCTACGTAAACGGTGGCAAAGGTCTTGATTATCCTGCCCATGCCGGAGAAGGCTTTCTGTGTCTTGCTCGCTACACTGTCAAGGCCCTTGAGCT